ATATGAAATGATTGATGATTTCATATTAGATACTGATATAACATCCATCATAAAAGAAAGCAGCACTACATCTGTTGGTGTAGCTAAAAGTGGAATAGATGACGGTGTACGTTTTTTTTGGGGCAATGTGAAGTCATACAAACGTCAAACTGAAAAAGTTGCTAAGAAATTGGGTATGGTAGTTGTAGATTATATAATGAAATCTGATATGTTCGATCATAATACAGAAACCACTTACCCCAAAGGTCCAGTAGGTTCAGTATCATACGCACCATCTGGTGTAGTGGGTAAAAAGAGTGGAACAAAGGTATTTGAATTGGATAATATGTTCGATGCTTTTGATGAGTGGGATAACCATATATCAAATGTAGTGTTAAAAAGTTTAGGTTGGGAAATTATAGATTACTTAGGCGCCGAAAATGTATTTTTAGATGCAAATGCGTCATATATAGATGATTTAAAGGATGCCCAGAATGTCCCAGAAGATGTTAAGGAAAAAAATCAGAATAAAGATGGGAGTGTTAGTGAGCGAATCAGTATACTAGACGATGTCGCTTTATTGTTAATGGAGGGTGGAAGTTTTGGACATCTCCAACATCCGTTTGATAATAAAAATCTAACATTTAGCGATTTTAAGCAAATGATTACTATGGGATTGAGTGGTCGACTGGATGTAGAAGGGAACGTTACCGAAAAGACTGATGGTCAAGCTATTGCTATATCTTGGAAAAATAATAAACTAATAGCGGCACGTAATAAGGGCGACCGGAAAAACTTTGGAGAGAATGCGTTGGATATAAACGGCATGATATCTAAATTCGAAGGTCGGGGTGATATTAGAGATGCGTTTGTATTCTCAATGAAAGATTTAGAGAAAGCGGTATCAGGATTATCTGATGCTCAGAAAACTAAAGTATTCGCTGAAGGTGAAAAGTTTATGAATTTAGAGATAATATGGCCAGCATCGTCTAATGTTATAAATTATGACAAGGCAGTGCTCCAATTTCACGGAAGCACTAGATATGACAAGGATGGTAATCCTATTGAATATATAAAAGAAGATGCTAGAGTGTTAGAGGGGATGATCAAACAAATCAATCAACACATTCAAAAGAAATTTACTATAATTAAACCTCAAGTGTTATCTATCCCAAAACATCAAGATTTTAGTAAAAAACGGAAATATTTTTTATCAAAGTTGACAAAATTGCAAAAACAATACAACCTATCAGACGATGATCAATTTGGAATGTACCACCAAAGATTTTGGGAGGAATTTGTATATAACGCATCTAAACAATATAAATATAAGATTAAAGGAAACGTTTTACGAGGTTTGACTAAAAGGTGGGCGTTCTTTGATAAGTCATATAAAGTATCTAATATAAAAAAAGACATTGATAATGATAAATTTTTAGATTGGGCGTTAACATTTGATAAGAAGGACCATAAAAAATGGGTATCTCAAAACATGATGCCTTTTGAACGATTATTCTTTGAGCTAGGTGCTGAAATTCTTTCAAACATGAGCGGATTCTTAGCAGCAAATCCTGATGATGCAGTTCAAAGTATAAAAAAAGAAATTGAGAAAAATATTAAGGATATTAGGAAGGCTAAAGATCCTAAACAAATAAATTTATTAAGGCAACAACTGGAAAAAATACAATCATATGGTGGTATGGATAAGATAGTACCATCAGAGGGTTTAACATTTTTATATAAGGGTGAATTATATAAAATTACAGGGAATTTTGGTCCGATAAATGGGTTATTGGGAATTTTAAAATTTAGTAGATAAGAGGTTACTATGAGTACAAGAGAAGATGCAGCGCTGAAGTCTATACTAAAGGGGAACGCACCAGCCAAGCGAATATTTGTTGCTGGATCTGACCCTGAGTTTATTAAAGATTTAAAAGAAAAGCGGGAAGCTGAACAGGAAAAGATTAAAGAGAAATTAGACATAACTAAAGATTGTAGGACACCTTGGTTTTGTCCAAAATGCACTAAGACGATGAAAGCTAAAGTTGATGATAAGATGTGGAGATTGTATGGGCATTGTTTTGATTGTCAAGTGAAGATTGAAACTAAAATGAGAATCAACGGCACTTATGATAAATGGGCTAGTGATAAAGTCAAGGCTAATAAATTATCATGGATATCCGAGCAAATTGAAGGTATCATGGAATGGCGAGAGCAAAGTGACGTTGTATTTCTAAATCAGACAGCAGCTGATGGTGTTACTGTCGATGAGGAAAGATATGCTATTAATACCGATAAGGTAAAAGCTCAAGCAGATGATGCAATTGAACATTTGGAACAAATGAGAAGTGATTTAATAGGATAATCAAATGAACAAGATAATTAAATGGATAATAACTATACTTTCAACAATAGCTGGGATATTAGCGTTATTTACATCATCTAAAAAAAGCGTTGAAGTTAAAGAATTGAAGAAGGTCATTAAACAAAGTAAGAAAGATGAAAAGAATGTGGAAAAAAAGATAGTAGAACTTGAAACTAATAAATCTACTAATAAGAAAGAGATTACAAAACTCAAACGTAAATTGACCACCACTAAAAAACAAATATCCAAAATGGAGACTACGTTTGAAAATGATGATGTAGATGATGCTGTGAAGTTTTTACGCAAATTTTCTAAAAGTAACTAATTATAAGTATGGAGTTATTGTGAGATATTTTATAATATTATTATTGTCAATTACGGTTGCAAATGCCCAACATACATTTACTGATGTTGAAGTGTTGAATATATCAAATAAAATATCCAATCTTCAAAGAAGTGATAGTTTAAAATCAATTCAAATAGGGATTCTTGACAGCTTAGTCAATAGATTAGAAATGCAATCAATACTAGATTCGACATTAATATCAGAAAAGGACATTCAGATAAGGTTACTACACGATAGAGAGTTATTGTACAATATTCAAATCGATTTAGTTAAACCTAAGTGGTATCATCATAGATATTTGTGGTTTACATACGGATTCGGTACTCTATACATATGCGTCAAAGCTGTTTTATGGATTTAGTGTGAAAAAAGCGCAATTAAAAGAAGTAATTAAGCATGAATACCTAAAATGTGCCAAAGATTCTGGATATTTCATGAAGAAATACTGTGTCATTCAACACCCCATACGAGGAAAGATACCATTCACACTATTCGACTTTCAAGAAAAAACTTTAAATGATTTTATGAAGCATGATTATAACGTTATTCTAAAATCTAGGCAACTAGGGTTATCAACGTTAACTGCAGGTTACGCTTTGTGGATGATGACATTTGGTAGTGATAAGAATATACTTGTAATAGCAACTAAGCAAGATACTGCGAAAAATTTAGTGACTAAGGTTCGAGTGATGCATACCAACCTACCCAGTTGGCTTCAACAATCATGTATAGAAGATAATAAATTATCATTACGATATAAAAATGGATCACAAATCAAAGCTGTTGCGAGTGGGGAAGATAGTGGACGTTCAGAAGCACTGTCGTTGTTGATTTTAGACGAAGCAGCTTTTATTGATAAGATTGATACTATTTGGACGGCAGCTCAAAGTACATTATCTACAGGTGGTCAGTGTATTGCATTATCTACACCGAATGGTGTTGGTAATTGGTTCCATAAAACTTGGGTAGGTGCAGAAGATGGTGCTAATAATTTTAATTTTATTAGGTTGCATTGGTCATTACACCCCGATAGGGATCAAGTGTGGAGAGATCAACAGGATGTTATCCTAGGTCCATCAATGGCAGCCCAAGAATGTGATTGCTCATTTATAACATCTGGTCAATCTGTGATTGATGGTGTTATATTGGAAGAATATAAGGATGTGTATATTGAGGAACCTGTAGAAAAAAGAGGAGTGGATAGTAATGTGTGGATATGGAGGCATCCTAATTACACTAAAACTTATGTTCTGAGTGCAGATGTTAGTAGGGGTGATGGTACTGATTTTTCAGCATTCCATATAATTGATATAGATACATTAGAGCAAGTTGTAGAATATAAAGGAAAAATAGACACTAAATCGTTTGGTAATTTATGTGTAAATATGGCTACTGAATATAATAATGCTCTACTAGTAATGGAGAATAATAATATAGGGTGGGCTGCTATTCAACAAGTAATTGATAGAGCTTATCCTAATCTATTTTACACCAGCAAAGATTTAAAATATGTAGATGTAGACAATCAGATACATAATAAGATAAATAGAGAAGAAAAGAAAATGGTTCCTGGATTCTCAACGACATCGAAGACTAGACCACTAATTATCGCCAAACTTGAAGAGTATTTTAGAGAAAAGTCAGTTATTATACATTCGAGTCGATTAATTGACGAGTTGTTAGTATTTATATATAAGAACTTTAGAGCGGAAGCGTTGTCTGGGTATAATGATGATCTAGTTATGAGTTTAGCTATAGGTCTATGGGTTAGGGACACAGCCGTTCGGTTAAGAACCCAAGGAATTGAGCTTCAAAAACAATCATTGTCTAATATAGCATCTAATACAGCAGCATATAATGGAAGAGAAGAATCTCAAAGTGATTGGCAATGGGATAATGGTAAAACTAAAGAAAGTTTAGAATGGCTTTTATAAGAGGTAATAATGGATAATAAAAAATCAATACGGTCGAGATTAGCTAGACTATTTTCAACAAACGTTATAGTGCGAAATGTTGGTGGTAAGAAGTTAAAGGTAGCTGATATGAATCGTGTACAATCTAACACTCAGCGAAATCTTACGGATAGATTTACGCGAATGTATTCGAATCTACAAGGATCATCAGCATATTCAGATCAAACTTTAAGGTTAGCTCAACGAATATCACTATTTAACGATTATGAGGAAATGGATAGTGACCCTATTATAGGGTCAGCCCTTGACATTTATGCAGATGAATCGACTATGAAATCAGAATATGGTAATGTGCTAGAAATAAAGTCTGAAAATAGCAATATACATGATATATTGCATAATTTATTCTACGATGTGTTGAATATCGAATTTAACTTGTGGCCGTGGGTTAGAAATATGTGTAAATATGGTGATTTCTACTTACAGTTAGATATTAGTGATAAATATGGGGTCACTAATGTATTCCCTATGTCAGCTTATGATGTTAATAGAATAGAAGGATTAGACCCAGATAACCCATACAGCGTTAAGTTCACAGTTGAGCAAGGAAATACCAGACATCATGCACATACATCAACTATTAGTAAAGAGTTGGAAAACTTCGAAGTAGCACATTTCAGATTACTATCAGATTCCAACTTAATCCCTTATGGCAAATCAATGATCGAGAGTGGTCGAAAGGTGTGGAAGCAACTTTCACTTATGGAAGATGCCATGCTAATTCATCGCATTATGAGAGCGCCTGAAAAACGGTCATTTAAAGTTGATATAGGTAATATCCCACCACATGAAATTGATAGTCATATGAAAAAGATTATTACAACAATGAAAAAGGTACCAATCGTTGATCAAGAAACTGGTGAGTATAATTTAAAATATAATATGCAAAACCTAACTGAAGATTTTTTCTTTCCAGTTCGTGGTGGTGATAGTGGAACGGAAGTTGAAACTTTGAGCGGTTTAGAATTTAACGCTATTGATGATATAGAATATTTACGCAATAAAATGTTAGCATCATTACGTATCCCCAAAGCATTTTTAGGTTATGAAGAAGAATTGAACGCTAAGGCAACACTAGCTGCAGAGGATGTTCGATTTGCGAGAACAATTGAGCGTATTCAACGAATAGTCGTTAGTGAGTTAACTAAAATAGCTATAATTCATTTATATGCACAAGGATATACAGATCAAGACCTTGTTGATTTTGAATTAGGATTGACAAGCCCTTCTACAATATACGAGCAGGAAAAAATAGAGCTATGGTCATCTAAAGTGGACTTAGCATCTAGTATGGTTGATAATAAGTTACTATCGACTGAGTTTATATACAATCAAATATTCGGATTTTCTGATGACGATAAACTTAAAATGCGTAAGCAAGTGGTAGATGATCAAAAACGAATATACAGGTATGAAGCTATATCATCAGACGGGATAGACCCAGCATCTCAGGGAAGTTCCGGTGCAGATGATTTTGGTGAAGATGGTATAGACTCTCGAACTGATATGTATAGAACTGGTGATGAGCTCGGACCTGAAGGAGGATCACTCCCAGGAGGTCAACCTGGAGCAGGTCGCCCGAAAGAAGCCCCTAAATATGATACTGAGAGTAGCGCTAGAGGAAAAGACCCTATAGGTAAACACGGAATGAAACGTGAAGCTGTATACAAGTCCAAACGGCAGCGTGATGATATCGTTAATAGTATGGGAAAATTAGCTACAGCTACTATAGGATTGTTAAATGAGGCTGATGAGTTAAAAGATGAATATGAAAATGAAATATCATCTTCAAATGGTTAATTTTAAAAAAAATTTATATTTATATATGAACTATTGTATAGAAAAATTGGAGTATAAAACATGACTCGACAACTAAAGCATAATAAGATTAAGAATACTGGTATCTTGTTTGAGCTTCTAACGCGACAGATAACTGTAGATGTAATTAATGGGGATGATGATCCTCAATCGATACGTTTATTAAAAAAGTATTTTAATGAAACTACAGAATTAGGCAAAGAATTGCAATTATATAAAGTGTTATTAGAGCAGAATTTTAATTCAGAGCGTAAGGCTGAACATTTAATAGATGCTGTAATCAAATCGCGCCAGAAATTAAAAAATTTAAATCTCAGAAGAGAAAAATATAATCTGATTAAGCAAATTAAAGAAACGTATAATGTAGATGATTTTTTTAGAGGAAGAATTCAAAATTTTAAAATGCATGCGTCTATATATAAATATTTTTTATCAGAATCATCATCTGATGAGTTTGATCCTGTAAAGGTGACTGAAAGTAAATTTTCCATAGTAGAATATATCACCCATCGTAAACCTAGAACATTAATTGATCAAGTTAGTATATTAGAACATGAAGATAAAGATCTACGGTTATTGACATATCAAATATTGGTAGATAAATTTAACGCTAAGTATAAAACACTCAATGCTATGCAACGTAACTTGCTAAGTGAATATATTAATAACATATCCAATACAAATTCATTGCGTGAATTTATAGATAGTGAAGTTATTAATGTAAAGTCAATTTTAAAGAAGTTTATACCTAAAGTTGATAATGAAATAATCAAGATTAAGTTAGTAGAGGCTATAAATCAAGTTAATACTATATCTAAAGGTAAGCTCGTAAAGGATAATCACGTTGTGCAGTTAATGCGGTATTACGAACTAGTTAAGGAGCTAAGAAATGTCTGTAAATAATGATATGTTACGTAAATGGATTAAAGAACTTATTCAGCTTGAGTTAGATGAAGCCACAACCACATCAGCAGTGCCTGGATATGAAACTCCAAACGTTTTTGGTAAGAGAAAGAAAAAAAAGAAAGTCGAAGCTGTAACTGAGGGTAAGTATCACGAATGGAGAAATGATGATAGCAAATCCCCAAAACAAAAGATTGGGCTTGCTATAAGGGAAGCTAAAAAAAGTTTAGTAGAATTGGAAAAAGTAGTGGGTATGAGTGTTAGGTTAAGAAATGAAATGGATGTATCACCTGATTCATATTGGAAAAATACACATAAGGCGTTACATAAAATAGGAGAGAGGTTAGTTAAACTAGCTAATAAGGTCAGCCAATTACGTTAGGTAGCCTATGCCATTTCAAGATAAAAAGAAATCCTATATGGATACCCTTTTTAGTATCACTACGCTATTTAAACGATGGTATATTGAGATACAGAATAAGGACGTTGATAAAAATTACATGATATCTAAGCTCAACTATTGGATATATGTGATGGAAAACTTAAAAAAAGAAATAATGATGGAGAAATCAAAATGAAAAAGCAATTGTTAATCGATTATTTACCATTCGAGGTATCTCGCGAGCAAATTAACGAGGCTGCTAAAGTTGGAGGACCTCTAAGGGTTCAGGGTGTGTTACAACGAGCTAATGCTAAAAATCAAAACGGTAGAGTGTACCCTCGAAAGATTTTGGTTAGGGAAGCTGGTAAATACACAGATAACTTCATTACTCAAAAAAGAGCATTAGGTGAGTTAGATCACCCAGACAGCTCTGTAGTGAATTTACAAAACACATCACATAATGTAACTGAAATGCACTGGGAAGGTGATAATCTAGTAGGTACTGTTGAAGTTTTAGGGACACCTGCAGGTAATATATTAAAAGAATTGTTTAAAGCTGGAATTAAACTTGGGATTTCATCTAGAGGGTTAGGTTCTGTCGAATCTGCTAATGAATCTGGAGCCCAAGAGGTACAGGATGACTTCGAACTTATAGCGTTTGACTTTGTTAGTAACCCAAGCACACATGGTGCGTTTTTATACCCAGTAAATGAGAGTGTCGATAAATCAACATGTGATAAATATTGCAATATTGAAAACATCATTAACGATATCATTAGAGGTAAATAATGAATTTAAATAAATGGAAAGATTATAGGATTCAACAGCTAACAGAAGGTGAAGATGATAAAACGTTAACAGGGTTATCAGCAGGAATGTTGGGAGCTGCTCAAAATTTAGTGCCTACACTAACAAACTTCACGAAATATATAGGTATTATTATGAATCCTAATGATAATAAGAGGAGTTCAGGTGAAAATGAAATTCGAATCGAAACTGTTAGAAACGCCTTAGGTGATTTAAAAGAAAATGCTAAATTGTTAGTTAAAAATTATAAATTTATCGTAAAATATATAGATGAGACGTACGATTTCAAAGTAGAAGATGAAGTTAAAGAGATGGTTGAATTAGAAGAATTTTATTCTAAACATAATAAATTAAGAAAGTAACTGGAGATATTAAATGGATGATTTAAAGAAATTATTAAATGAAATTTGGGGTATAGGTGGTGTAGTAACTCAAAAACCTATCAATTCAATGTCGTTAAGGGATTTAGTAGAAGAGAAATGGGTAGGTGAAGAAGATAGGAAGGTGGACACTGGGACTTTCTTAGAAGAAGTATCTAAATACGGAAAGTTGGGTGAGTTGATATATAGAGACACACCATTACGAGACGTTGCTAAAGGATTATCTGAGTTGTGCCAAAAAGCAAAAGCCCACACCCTTCAAGAAACTGACGATTGGTTTGATAGAATTACTATTAATAAGAATATGAAGATGCTAGAAAACCAATCTCATGAATTTATTAAAATCGCTAAGGATGCTAATGCGTTACAACAACGCATGGAGGGTTTGTATGAAGATATGGGTCACATTTTAAATAGATATTATGATATTAGTGAGGATGTACCCAACGACCACACTGTAGCTGAGGGCAAATATCAGGATTTCTTCGCAAAAGCTCTTAAAAAGTTCGGAGCATCATCACCAGCTGATATGGATGATGAAAAAAAGAAAAAGTTTTTTAATTGGATAGATGATAATTATAAAAGTGAAATTGAGAAGAGCTAATGAAGAAAATCACAGTTAAAGAGATCGTTAAGTTTATGAAAACGCTTGAAGAAAACCGTTACCGAAAGCTGGTTGCAGCTGATGCTAGACGTGTAGCGTGGTTTGTTAACAATGATATGTCTGAAGCTTACGAAACTATGCCTAAGTCTCTAATGAAAAAATGGACACAAGCCAAATACGGTAAAGAGCGATACGTTGCGACTAAATATATAGAATCGAAAAAGCAATATGAATCAATTCGCTCTATAATCAAATCCATTATTAAAGAAGAGTTATACTAAAACAAAACCACATCGGAGGTTACGTGATATACGTAAAAGTAAAGAATAATAACATAGACTTTGCATTGAGAATGTTGAAACGCAAAGTTAAAGATACCGGGTTGTTGGTTGAATTAAGAGAACGGCAATTCTACATAAAACCATCTACAGAACGTAGAGAACATATAAATAAAGTAAAATTACGCCGCAAATACGACAAAATCAGGTCAACTGATTAATTTTTTTTAGATAATCGCGAATTTTTTTTAAAATATATATATTTATAATATAATAAATATACTATCCGGTCTATCAACGGCCATTCTATATAGTATACCGTGATAATGAAACCACATTAAAGTTTATAATAACTTTACTAAATCCACATTATAATATAATGGAGAAAAACAATGGATGATCTTTTAAAAGATGCTATTGCTGACGCAAAAGCGGTTCGTGAAACTGCATTGGCTAACGCTAAGATGGCTCTCGAAGAAGCATTTACTCCTCGTTTGAAGTCTATGCTTTCACAGAAGATTCAGAATGAAATGGAAGGTGATGAAATGGAAGATGAAGCTGAAGAAGAAGCAGAATATGCTGAAGAAGAAGTTGAGATCGAAGATGCACCTGAAGAAGAAGCTGGAGAAGAAATGGAAGCTGAAGCTGAAGTTGAAGATGAAATGGAAATGGAAGACGAAGCTGAAGAAGCTGATGAAGAAATGGAAATGGAAATGGAAGACGAAGCTGATGAAGCTGAA